GGTCCAGAAAGTCGTAGATGTAAACGCCCCGGCAAAGGCTTGCGGTGCCTTGGTTGTATTCGGTAAAAGTCAGGTAGTTTTCATCTGGGTAGTTAAATTCAACATTTCTTAGCCCTACGGATGTTAGGTAGTGCTGAATTTGAAAGGATTCGCCGGGGTCAAGTGTAAAAGTTAAATTTACAATATCGGCCTCCATGATTTTATTTTCATTAATCGCAAATGAAGTAAAGGCATAATCAGCTATTAAGGTAGCTGGCCCCATTGGGTCAGGATATTTTATCATCCTGATTACCATATCATTTGGAGTGTTAGCATTTTGGACAATACATTTTAGCCTACCATTTACGGTAAGTGTTCTGGTAACATTTGAATTGTTTTTAAAAATTACATTTGTTACTGAAAATGTTAATCCAATAACATCCAATGAACTTCCAAACGGTCCTTTAAAATCCGATTGCTGCCAATACAAAGGCCAAATTACGGTAGCAGCTGAAATATTTTCAGTTGCAGCCAACTGCCTGCATCCCCCCTGCAAATACAACTCCTGAGAATGCAGCGTTACCTCGCCTAGATTGAACGGCCCAATATCGGTGCCATCCAGAGCCGTTTCATTCAGCAAGTCCAAATCGACATCCTGATTGCGCAAAAAAGCCTCCCGCCATTGGTCCTCAATAATGCTGACCTTTACGCCGTCGCTGCATCCATCACATATCTCTGTTTCCTCATAGGTGCTGAAATCAATTTGGCCTTCAAAGCTCCATTGGCTGCCCTCGAAAACAAAGTCGGATTCTATTCGGACATCAACCGCTCCGTTTATAAATTCATTGACAAATATCAAGCGCAATATCGCTGCACCATTGGCCATCTGAGGCATCCGGTCTTGGTCGCCTGTGAAGGTTAATCCGGTGGTAAAACTTTGGTCGATGCCATAGCTATCCATCCGCTTGATTGCGAAAATCACTTGGTCCCAGCCAACAGGCTCATCGACCTGCTGGTTATTCAGGAAAAACCGGTAATTCATAAATTAGCCCCTCTTTTTTTATTCAGGATTTTCGTTGTCCGATTCCCTTTAGTAACATATCGCTCCAGCCCTCTTTCGGATATTTCCAGAGACTGAACTGGCATTCCCATAATCGCTTTGGCAATCGGTGCCGTATCGATTGCCGACCATTCATTGCGACCTCTGGTAAGGGTCGAATTTCCGGCAAGCAATTCCCGGGTCTTTGGTGCTGTGATTACATCTGCACCCCTCGGCAGGTAGGTCAAGGTTGCCCGGTCAGGTGTCAGGTAACTGCCTGAATCGGTCCTTACCAACTCCCGGCCTTTTTCCCCTACGATTGCAGGACCGCCCTCAAAGTTTTCAACCCCTTTTGCAAATTCAGGAACTGGCTGCGCAAGGATGAAGCCAATCTGCAAGGCAGCGGATGCAGCGGCAATAGTGGCTAGCGGTGCCGTTACAACTCCTGCGGCATACTTCGCAATAATAGGGGCTGTGTTGAATATGACATTGGCAATGGCTTGCATTTGGTCAGCTTTAAATTGCTTAATCCGGGCTTCCTTTTCCGCTGCCCTTCGCTTTTCCTCAATCTCGGTAATCTTTTGCTGATTGCCATCGGCCAACCTGATTTCTTCATCGAATTGCCGCTGCTTTCTGGCAAGGTCATTGGCAGCATACTGAGATTGCAGACTGAATATGGAGTTTACAGTCATTTGGGCCAATTCAATGGCCTGCCTTTCAGCCTCTTCCCGGGCTTTCTGCTTTTCTTCCTGCAACTTCTTTTCAGCTGCAATTTCAGCATCTGCGGCCTCTTTTGCGGCCTTTATGCGAGCATCATTAGAAGCCTTGCGTTTTTCCTCCTCGTCTTTCCGGTTTTTGTCCATAACTTCTTTGATTTGCAGTTGAAATTTGTTTTCCTCTGCAATCAAGTCATCATTTGCCTTTTGCCGATTCAGTTTGGTGATTTCAATTTCAGTCTTGTTGATTTCCACTCCCTTAGCTGCATACTCCCTTTGCAAGGCTTCCAGACTTTTCAAGTAGTTTACTTCTGCACCCAGTTTGGCCTGCGGTTCGGGAACATTGCCCTCTACTGATTTGAGTAAGACTTCATATTGCTTTTGAATCTCAATCAGTTTGACTTTGGCATCGTACTCCTGCTTTAGTCTTTTTAAATTTTCCGCACTATTGGTTAGCGATTGTTCTTCTGATTTTTTCCTTTCTTCAGACCTTTTCTTTTCTACATCCATCGCTGCCTGATTCATTGCTTCCAAATCAGTCTGAATCTTTTTAGATTCCGATAAAGCGACTTTGGCAGCTTCCATTTCCCTCTTTTGTCGAATTGCAAAGCCGCCGCCTTTTTCATCTTGAGTTCTTGACATAGCAATTGCATAGGCCGCTTCCGTTTTATCCGCTTCCTTTTGCAATTCAATAGTTTCTTTTTTGACTATTTCCAGCCTCTTGCTTGAATTTATCTGCGCATTTTTAATGGCTGTATCTGAGGCCGATTCAAGTTGCTTGACATAAATATTGTAGCTAGTACCTTGTCGCTCCTGCAATTTCGATTCTTCGCTTTGAAACAGATTTTTAAGTTCGACCAAAAAGGCGGCGGTAACCTGAATTGACTTTTTGTAAATCGGGGCAAGATTGTTACCTACTGCATTCAGAAATAAATCCCAAGCATCCCCAAGATTGCTAATTGACCCCTCTAATGTATCAGACTGAGCCTTCATTGCGCCAGTTACCCCGGTAACATCTCCAAGGGAGACAATGTAATCTCTTATCGCCGTGTTCGTGTTCTTAACTGTGGTTTCAACGCCTTTAAAAGTAAATTTAACTTCATCCCCCTGCTTTTGCGCCCGGATTCCAAACTCTTTTAACCTTTCAAATTCACCAACCTGAGCATCAATAATGGCCTCTGCTAATTGGTCAAAGTTTTTCCCGGTAGAAGATGCAAGGTCTCCCAACTTAACAATCTGAGCATTAGTCGGCTGAAAACCCTGATTGGCAAGTTTTACAAAAGACCTCGTTAATTCTTCAACTGAAAATGGAGTCTTTGATGCCAATTCTTGAATTCTTACCAACGCCCCTTGTGCAGCACTATCAGAGCCAAGCGTGTTTTTTAGGACAGCACTTAAGGTTTGAAACTTTCCGGTTACTTCTAATGCAGCCTTTCCAAAGTTTATGATTGCAGTTGCGGAAAAAGCCCCGACAATTAGTGGACCAAGTTTGCCAACCACTCCAGACATCTGGTTCATGCCAGAATTTGCGCTGCTCAATCCCTGACTGACCTTTTCAGCCCCGGCCTTGCCTTCGTTGCCCATCTTTTGGAATTGAGCCGTCAGCCTTTTGGCCTCAGCAAGTGCAGCCTGCTCATCTTTTGTCAGGTTGGATAACTTGCCTTCAAGTTGAGCCAGCCCGGAGACATCACCGAGCTTATAATTGACGACAATGTCGTTTGTACTTATCGTTGCCATAGTGCGCCAAAGATAAGGATTTCCGGCGACCTGCGGCAGGCAACTTGCGGGCAGGCAACCTGCGGCCCGCTATCTTCCGGCCTTGTGCAGCCGGATCAGTTCTTCCTTAACCACATTGTGCTTCCAGATTGGCATTACTTCCAATTCCTGATAATCTCGAATAGAGCCTTTTGCGAGTCTAATAAGTTCTGCAATTCTGGATTTATTTCTTCTGGTGTACTCAGCATAGTAGCTACTTCCAGATGGTGGATTGCCTTTATTGCCTCGGCTCGCATAAGAGTTGCCAAATTCTGCTCCCAGTCTTGCAAAGAGGGCAGAAAGTTTAGAATTGGCAGCTTCAAAAAAAAATCTGGTATATCGTGGCTTTCGGCCCAGTGCTTTGCTTTTGCAACGCCGTACTGATAGTTGTAGGTTGTAATATCCTCGGTTTCATCAAAGTACAGGACCGTTGCCAACTTCATGCGCAGGGTCAGGTTGGTGGCCAATCCAAACCGCTCTTTCAGGTGGCTATTCAGCACCGCCAGTTTGGTCAGGAGTGCTTCTTTGGTCTTTATCTTGCTATCCATCAGGACCGCATCAACTGCGGCCATGTGCTTCTGAAGGATTGCCGGACTGATACCCCATTCCAGTTCCTCGTAAATATCCAGTGCTGCATTGGCTCTGGTGTAAGGAATGTACGGCTCAGAAATGAAGCGGTAATAGTTGCGCCCGCCGGAGGTAAAGGCAAATTCGATTTTATCCCGCCATTCCGCTGGTGCTGCACCGGCATAGGCTTTACTCGCCTCGGTAGATGTATCGGGCAAAGGCTTCGTTTCCGGCATAGACCCAGCCAAAGCCGAAGGCGACCTGCCAAAGAGGTTGAATAATGTTTGCATCACTTGGAGTTAAGAGGAAAAGAATGTAAAGCCACGGAGCCATACAGAAAGGACAGCGGCCTAATGGTTTATTCAACCGGTATGGCAGCCGGTCAATCAGATTGCCGTACCATCGAAGGTATGGCACCTCATCCAGACAATAGGCAAAGAACCAGCAAAAAAAAGCGGTCGATATTGCACTGACAATCATCGCCTGCCGCCTCTTGGTCCTTTCGGCCGCTTTGTGCCGCAGTTACATTTATACTTCATGTTTGCAAAGGTAAGAAAAAAACCACTTGAAATTTCCAAGTGGCTTTTGGTCCAATTTTATCAAATCACTACAAAAAGGCATTTAGCTCTCCGGTTGTCGAATCAAATTCGCCGACCTCAAAGCTGATGGTGTCGTATTGTTTTCCGCCCTGCTCGAATGTTACCAGTTGGCCGGCAGGTGTAAAGTATTGCAGTTGGTATAAGCCGCCGTATGGATTGAAAAACCCGGCATCGTAATCTTGCGTAAGGATGACAACCTGACCTGAAACTGGGGCTTCGGTTAGGGTTATCTTTTGCCCCTTGCCGTTGGTTATCTGAATGGTGATCTCAGCCTCAGAATAGGCAGGCGGTACATGGATGAATAATCCCTCCATGCAATCGGGCAGAAGGGTGCAGACTTTCAGGATGTTCTTGCAGCAACTCATGGCGCAAAGTTACTACTTTTCGCAATTTTGTCGCCAAATTCTTGCAGCCCATATTCAGCAACAATCTGGTAAAAGTTGGTTGTCAGGTAATACCGCAAGGCATCCAGACAGTGGCCGATTTGCGGATTTTCCTTTTTCCAAGCATCCAGACTTCCATCATTGTTTATCCGGGCCGCTTTCAGGTCAGCAATCAATTCAGGCATAAAAGTAGCGGCAAATAAGCCCTCGTTGTGGTCGTGTAGGGAGAATAATACTTTGCCGTGTTTAAGTACCAGATTGGTATGAAGACGACTTGATATGTAGCGTGGGTTGGCATTGGGAATGTGCATTTGATAGGTCGGGTCCAAATGCAGGTAATTGGCAATCAGTTGATAATTGGACTTGTTATCACTTGTCGCCTCATTTGCATTCTTGCCGCTTCGGTCGCCGTTGATGTGGTATTCAAAGCCCGGATATTCGGCCAATATGGTTTGGCACATCGCTTCCAAATCGTGCATCCGGTAGACCTTCAGCACATGGACATTGCAATAGTAGCGGTCCTTCGGTGCGTTAATCGTGTGCTGTGCTACAAGGCAGGTATTCCCACCGTTGGCAGAGTTGAAATCGAAGGACAGGTAAAGCGGCATCCCGGGTTTGGCTTTGATTGCACCCCGGAAGACATGAACCGTCTCATCAAATTCTTTGGCAAATAGCTTTTCCTTATCCCAGATACCCCAGTGGCCGAGTGCATAAATCTCGTACATGGTCTCATTCACTTCTCGCAGCGCTTCCATGCGAGTAATGTAGTTGGCATCCAGAAAGCTCAAGGCATCTCGGTAGGTGCCATGCAGCCGCAAGATTTGGTCCTGCTCTGCTTCCGGCACCTCATCGAAAAACCGCTTCTTTATCCAGTGGGTATCGCTGACCGGGTTAAAGGTCAGGAAGAACCGCTTTTGGTGATTGGACTTGCCCCGCAATCGAAGGGTTATCTGGGTAAAGTCATCAAGAAACAATTCGGTCGCCTCTTCAATCCAGATGTATTTCGCCTGACTTAGTGATTTCAGCTTCTCCGGGTCATCGCAGCCGAGGAAAACTATCTTGTTGGTCCCCGAATGTATTTCCATGTAACCGGGTTTGACCTGCAAAAAATGGTTTATGCCCCACTCATTTATTTTGTTTTTGAAGTCGGCGAAGACTGAATTGCGCAGCGTTGCGGCAACCTTGCGGATGACAAAGAAGGTCTGATATTGGTTTTCGGAGTGATTGCAGATTTCAGCCAGAAAAAGCTGAATCATGGACTGGCTTTTACCAGAGCCGCTACCGCCCCAAAGGATATTGAAGGTGTTGGGATTGATTACTGCGGGCAGGTACTTGTGCTGCCACAGTGCCGGATCTGAGAGGTCAAGAGTCTGCAATCGGTTTGGGTTTGATTACAGTTACCATGCTGCCGGAAAGGTCCACATCTTGCTTAGGCTTGCCATACGCCCGGTCAAGAAGTAGTTCGGCGGCCCGTACATCGCCCTTTGCTGCTTTTGCTCTGAGGGCCATCAGGATTGCTTCTGCTGCTGTCTTGCCGTCCTTTTCATCCCCTAAAACATTGGCTAAAAGTTCCCGCAGTTCCGGGAGTTTTTTTGGACGGCCATTGGGGTTTCCAGACTGGCCTTTTTTGAAAGGCCTACTGCCGGGAATTGGATTTGGTTTTGCCATTTCACGACTGTTTTAAGACTGTTTTACATATTCGATTCCATTACGCTTTATCGTCAAACTTGAATCAAGTTTAAGCATCCTGTCGATTATGACTTGGCAGTATTTTGGGTCAAGTTCCATACCGTAACATTTGCGCTTTAATTGATGAGCTGCTACCATTGTTGATCCTGAACCAAGAAAAGGATCAAATATGTTTTCTGAATGTAAATATTCTAAACACCATGCAATTACCGGAACAGGTTTCATTGTAGGATGTAGCTTTTTTTCACCACTCCAATGATGTTCTAATATTCTGGCATTTTTACCAGTGTTAGTCCATGCAAGTTCAAATTCTGCAAAGTCAAGACCTTTAGTTTTTTTTGACCAACAAAGCCAATCTTTTGTAATTGGTAATCTGTCTGCAAAATAATTGCCTCCCCATATAATTTTATTTTCAAATAACTCTAATAAATAAAAAAAATCAGGTACACTTTTATCCCAATTCTTTTCTTCAAATTTTTTAGGCTGGCCTTTTAATCTACCCATATTCATATTAATATCAATCCCATAAGGAGGGTCAGTCAGCATATCAGCCTTCTTACCATCCATCAGCTTAGCAACTGCATCACTATCTGTTGAATCACCACAAAGCAAACGATGCTCACCTATCTCAAATAAATCACCAAGCACAATGTCTGTCTGAATCTCATCAGGCATAACATAATCATCCTCTTCTGCTTCAGGCTCTTCGGTAAAGCCAACAGGCACATCTAAACCCCAAGCATCAAGTTCTTCAGCATCCCAGTTATTGGCAAGATCATCCCAATCCCACTCACCGAAGCCTACATTGTCTTTGA